AAAACAGGCGAATTTAACGGTTTTGGCACTGATATAGGCATCGGATGGGCAAAAAACGGTCAGTTAGTCGCTGGTGTAGCGTATGCGAATTGGAACGGTGCCAATGTGGAGTGTCATATCGCCTCCGATGGCAGCAGGTCTTGGCTGACGAGGCGCTACTTGTGGACGATCCTAGATTATCCTTTCAACCAATTAAAGTGCAAAAGAATCACGGCTTGCGTAGTAGAGTCAAATAAAGATTCCGCTAGATTTGTCAAACATTTAGGGTTTATACTAGAAGCAAGATTAAAGGACGCGCACCCTACAGGTGACATTCTGATATTTTGTTTGAAAAGGCAAAACTGCCGATTTTTACAAATGAGGATTCACCATGAGAAGTTGGCTGCATGAACCAATACACTTTGCCCCTGTAGCTAAACTCGGCGGTGGTTGGATAGTCTTTAAGAGCGCACCTTCGCAACCTGCTGCCCCTGATTATACGGGTGCTGCTCAAGCTACTGCAGCAGGTAATCTCGCTAACGCGCAGCAAGCGCAGCAGGCGAACATGGTCAATCAATACACGCCTTATGGCTCATTGACCTATAGCCAAGACCCGACCAGCAGATTTGGCAGTAACCCTTCATATAGCTCAAACGTCAATTTATCGGACACCGGGCAGCAGTTGCTTGATGCGAATAATCAATCGGCGCTCGGATTGGCAGGGCTGCAAAGCGGCGCAGAGCAGCGGGTGGCGCAAACAATGGGTCAGCCGATGGATCAAACATCGGTGCAGGATACGGCGGATCGTGCCTATCAGAATTACACCAGCAGGCTTGATCCTCAGTGGCAACAGAATCAGGCGACGACTGAAACGCAATTGCGCAATCAAGGCTTAGTGCCTGGTGGCGAGGGTTACGACAACGCCATGCGGAATTTCAACAATGCCCGCAATGATGCCTATACGCAGGCAAATACTGCATCAATCAACACGATGCCGCAGACGTATCAGCTTGCCAATGCTCAATACAATCAGCCGCTAAATACACTGAATGCAATCCGTACTGGTTCGCAGGTTCAGAATCCGACGTTTAGTTCAACGCCGCAGCAGCAGACAGTGCCGGGGGCGAATTACAGTGGGGCTGCTCAAAGCCAAGGCACATATGACCAAGGTTTGTATAACGCTGGTGTTGGACAAGCTAATGCGTTTAATAGCGGGTTAGCTTCGCTTGCTGGTGCAGGCATGGGGATGTATGGAATGCTTAACGCTCCGGTTAAACCCTAATCATGGCTACTCAAAACCCATCCTTCGGAATGACTGACTACGGCTCAGAATCAGCCGACATTGAGCGTCGCCGCAAGTACGCGGAAATGCTCCGTGAGCAGTCTATGAAGCCGCTTGAGGGCGGTATGGCGGGAGGGTGGGCTATCCCTATCAGCCCGACTCAGGGGCTTGCCAAGATGCTGCAGGCTTATGCTGGCGCTAAGGGGATGCAGCAGGCAACTGATGAACAAAAGGCATTGGGCGGAAGGTATCAATCCGACTTGGCAAAAGCGTTGCAAGCAGCAGACTTGGCTAGGACAGGACGTGCTGCAATGCCATCAAAAACTGTTGGCGATCCTTTATATGAAGGGGAAATGACCACGCCAGCAACGCCAGAGGTTAAACCGGATAAAGGCGCTGAAATTCAGGCATTAATGAGCCATCCTTTAACGCAATCTTTAGGAATGCAGGAATACCAAAAGAATGCAGAGGAAGCAAGACGGAAAATGACGCTGCAATCTTTAGGATTTGGCGCACAGCAAGCAAATCCACAGCAAGCGTTATCTGCTGAGTCTATGGGTGGTGGACAAGCAGGGCCAACTAATGCAGCCGCATCTAGGATTGGACAACCGAATGCAGGTATGTCTGTTAGTCCAATGACAACGCAATTACTAATGGCTGGAACAGCAGACCCATTCCCGAAATTGGCAGAATTCCAAAATGCTAATGAAATAGAAAAACGTAAAGTTACTGCAGGTCGCGCTGGCGCTCCAATGTGGGGGCAGGATGCCAATGGGAACCCGGTTATTGTAGGATTTAATCCGAAACTGGAATCAGGTCAAACAATGTCACCGCAAGGGAATGTTTCTACTGTTCCAGGATATTTGCAATCTCAATCAGAACTAGGACTTACTCCATATCAGGAAGTAAAAAACCCGGATCAGACAACTTCTTATATACCAAGAAATCAGCTATTACAGCCACAAGGACAGCAACAACCTCAACAGCCTGGACAACCACAAACAGGGGCAATGGGAGTTACGCCGTTCAACGAATTGCCCCCTAATGAGCAACAGTTGGCTAGATCGGTTCAATCTGCAGCAGATCAAGGTCAACCATTGACTTTGCGTGGGCCGCAGCCTGGGCCTGCTAGATATGGGCAAACGCAACAACAGCAAATTCAACAAAAGGAAGCTGAAAAGGTTGCCACTGTTTCTGGCGAAGGGGTTGGGAAGATATATAACGATATTCAAGAATCTTCGTTTAGCGCAAACCGTAGGAAACTGAATATTGATCGACTTGGGGATTTGTTGTCTAAGTTGCAAACTGGAAAACTTACTCCAATTGGAACCGAACTTTCTGCTTGGGCTAAGTCATTTGGTATTCCTGTTGATGAAAATGTTGGTAATGCACAAGCCGCTACTGCTATTGCGAATGAATTAGCGTTGCAATTACGAAATCCGCAAGGTGGCGCTGGAATGCCTGGGGCATTGTCTAATTCAGATAGAGACTTCCTTGTTTCAATGCTCGCAAGTATTGGAAAAGACCCGCAAGCCAACACAATTTTGCTTGATGGGATGAAGAAACTGGCAGATCGCGACCAGCAAATTGCAAAACTGGCGCGAGATTATAAAAAGAAAAACGGTGGTTTTGATGAAGGTTTTTTGAGTGAGGTTGAACAGTTCGCTAACGAAAACCCATTATTTGATCAACCTAATAAGCCTACTTCTCAACAGCCTTTGCCTGGAATGCCTGCTGGTTCTGTGAAAATTGGCAAAACCCTAGATGGTCGCGCTGTGTATAAAGCCCCTAACGGAAAGCAATACGTCGAATAATGGCTACTGAATATAACGGGCCAGTCATTCCAGAGGAGTACACCGGGCCTATTGTTCCTGATTCTCCCCCACAATCACAGCAGGGATCAGCACGTAAATTCGGCACACCTGACGGGCGTCTTTTCCCACCTGAAAAGCAGCACATTAGAGATTTGGCAAGGAATTCCGTTGTAGAAGGATTGGCGGGTGTTCCTGATATGTTTTTGAATGCGCCAACTAATCTTTGGAATCTTGGAAAGGCTGCATTTGGAAGTGCTGCTATTGCATCAGGGCACCCAAATTTAGCCCCTGATATTACGCCAACACCTAACTTGGCTTTAAGGGGTGCTAATGCCGCTGGATTAACCGTTCCTAATGTTGAACCACAGAACACTAAGGAGCGATTGATTGCAGCCGCATTAAGGGCAGGCTCTGGAATGGCATTAGCTCCGGGGGCGGCTATACCCAACATGGCTGCAGGCGCAGCATCCGGGGCTGTAGGTCAGGGAGTATCTGACATTACCGGAAGCCCTATGGCTGGAATGGCCGCATCACTAGCAACGCCATTCGCAATGCAGGGGGGTGGGAATTGGGCTAGAGGGAAAATAGCTGATACAAATGCTAGGCAACAGGCAAACTCAGTAGAAGATGCAACGCTAACGGACGCAAGAAATGCCGGGTTTAAAATCCCGGTATCAATGGTTGATCCTGGCGGGGTGCGTGGGTATATAAATGACAGATTGGAAAGTTTTGGCGGAAAGGCTGCAATTAAAAATACTGCGTCGTTGAATAACGCAGAAATTAGAAAGCAACTTGCGGCAAAAGAATTGCAAATGCCACCAGAAACGGCATTGACCATTATGAAGTTAGACGAATACAGGAATAGGGAGTCAGTCCCTTATAGGGACGTTTCTAGCCTTCCTACGATGCAACCTGTTCGCACAATGGTTAATACAAATCCAAATAGGAACGCATATCCAATCCTGACGCCGCAGCAATCAGCGGCAGAGGCTTTGCGTGATCTGAAGCAGGCTCGGTATGACGCAAACAATAAATGGATGGAATACAACAAGGTCGGCGGTGGCGAGGTTTCTGTTTTAGAACAGGCTAAGGCGCTAAGTCAAAAAGTAGATGCACTTGAGCAGCATTTGCAAAATACTGCAATTGCTGCGGGTAAGCCAGAGTTAGCCGACGCGCTTTCATCAGCTAGAACAAAGATTGCGAAATCTTATGATGTAGAGCAAGCCCTGAATCAAGGGGATGCAAATATATCTGGAGCACCATTTGCTGCAAAATTAAAGGCACAAAGGCCATTGACAGGTTGGCTGGATTTAATCGGAAGAACTCAGCAGGCATTCCCGCAAGTAATGGCAGAAGGACAGCGCCTACAATCTTCCGGCGTAAGCAATACAGATATGATGACTTCTGCTGCTTTAGGCGCGATAGGCCATGCTACTTTTGGGCTGCCTGGTACTGCGGCGGCAGTAGCGCCGTTCATAGTCCCTGCTGCAAGGTCAGGAGCAAGGGCGCTTACAGCAAATCCTACATATCAGCAATTGATGGCGCGATCTTATGAGCCTTCAATAATATCGAAGATTCTTGAAAAAACGACAACAAATCCAAAAGATACTGCATACCGCGCTGCTTTGATTAGCGCACTTAAAATGCAACAAGCAGGAGAACAACAGTGATGCTATTTGGCATCCTTTTTTCTTCGGCCTGGTTTTCCGGCAGGATAGAAAAATTCTTCAATTGGCCTAGTACCACCATAGTAATAAAACCGATCTTTTGCTCTACGGCATATTTTGCAAGTTCTATTTCCTCTGCCATCAACATACGTATTTTCTTTTGTAAACTCATGTCCCCATTTGCAATGCGTTTTGTTTCGCATGTTTTGCGCGTGAGTTGCGACCGCTTTCGCAAGAGATTCTTTAAATCTACTATTAAGAGTTTGTTGGCTTCTACTAGCCCACCTACAATTTTCTGGAGTGTAATTTCCGTCGTTGTTAGTTCTATCCAAACTGTAATGCGGAGGACGATCTCCCATATCGGCAACAAAAGCCTTAAATCCAGAGCCTTTAGGAATTACACATCTCCACCTTTCGCAAACAGTTATCCCCCTTCCTCCCCAATGTTTATAGTCTGGTCTGTTTGGGTTGGTGCATCTTTGGATCATGTTTGCCCAAGTGTTGTAAAGAGATTGCTTCGTTTTATCTCTCATTTTTGGCGCTCCTTTAATAGATTTAATTATATCACAGTAAACATGGGGAATTGTCATGGCGTATAATGGTTCTGGGACATTTAACCTGTATACTCCGGGAAACCCCGTAATAACAGGTAGCACCATCAGTTCAACCTGGGCGAACGCAACCCTATCTGACCTAGCAACCGGCCTGACCACGGCGATAACGAAGGACGGGCAGACGGTCACAACCGGCTCGATACCGTTTGCTGCTGGAGCTAGTTTCGGCGCTGCATTTGTTCTCGACTCCAGCGGCAATTTAGCGGTAACGACGAACAAGTTTACCGTTACGGCAGCGAGTGGGAATACTGCTGTTGCTGGAACGCTTGCGGTTACAGGTCACACGACATTTGAAGGCGTAACCTCGATCGGCGCAACGGGAACCGGGAAACTGGTCTATGACACGTCGCCAACGCTGGTAACGCCCATACTGGGCACCCCTGCGTCAGGAAACCTTTCCGCATGCACATCACTCCCAATCAGTACTGGTGTTCAAGGTCTCGGTACCGGAGTAGCAACGGCCCTTGCGGTGAATGTAGGTTCGGCTGGCGCTCCTGTTTTGTTTAACGGGGCGGCGGGGACGCCTACCAGCGGCGTACTTTCAAACTGTACCGTTTTTGGTTACGGGCAGACGTGGACAGACGTTACTGGTAGTAGGGCGATTGATTCAACGGTGTACACGAACTCCACGGCTCGACCGATTAGCGTTGTGATTACGGCGGTGAATAACGGCTTTGACTTCTATATTGATTCGGTAAAAATAGCTGCTGTTAGTGGATATGGCGGTGTTGGTGGTTTTAATTATAGTTGCAACTTTATTGTTCCTGCGGGAAGCACATACAAAGCAGTTAATAGTAGTGCAACAAAAGTATCTTGGTTTGAACTTCGATAAAAAGGGAAATAACCGTGTCAGACGAAATCAAGTTTTTAGCAACAGCGCTGGATTATGCCTGGGTCGCAGTATTGGGGCTGGTAGGTATTGTTTATAAATCCAATTCGCAACGACTCGACGAGGTTGCTAAAACAGCAGCGGCGGCACTGACACGCAAAGAGTTCGAGGTATATGCGGAGTCCACTAAATGCTCTCGGCGTAGTATGAAAGAAAGTGTGCATGTGCTGAACGAAGGCCAAGCAAAATTGCTAGAAGCGATTTCACGCATTGAAGGCAAGTTGGAAAAATGAAAATTGGGCCTAAAGGGATGGCGTTAATCCAAGAATTTGAGGGTTGCAAGCTAACGTCATACCTTGATTCTGTTGGAATCTGTACAGTCGGATGGGGCAGCACAGGGAGTGATGTAAAGCCCGGTATGACCATCACACAGTCAGAGGCCGATCAGCGCTTACGCGACCATCTGGCCGGAGTAGAGGCGCGTATAGAAGTCTTGGTGAAGGTTCCCCTGACTCAGAATCAATTCGACGCGTTGTGCAGCTTTACCTACAATCTTGGCGCAGGGGCGTTACGTACATCCACCTTGTTGCAACTGGTTAATCTTGGCGACTTCGCCGCTGCGTCAAAACAGTTTTTAAGGTGGGACAAGGCAGGCGGGAAACCGTTGGCAGGGCTGACCCGGAGAAGGCGGGCTGAAATGGCATTGTTTGAGGAGAAATAAGATGGCACTCGATCCGCTCACGGCAGTCTTGGACATTGGCAGCAAAGTCATTGATCGACTTTGGCCTGATCCATCCACTAGGGACGCGGCCAAGCTGGAACTTTTCAAGGCTCAACAGGCCGGGGATTTGGAAGAAGCGCGGCAGGTCTTTGAACTTGCCAAGGGTCAACAGAACATAAACAAGCAGGAAGCCGCTTCTAGCTCCGTATTCGTGGCCGGGTGGCGTCCGTTCGTCGGTTGGGTATGTGGTGTGGCATTCGCTTATGCGGCCATTGGAGAGCCTATGGCGCGGTTTGTGGCGACTGTCTTTTATCACTACACCGGGACATTCCCGCAGATCGATACGGCGCTGACCATGCAAACTCTGTTCGGCCTGCTTGGGCTTGGTGCCATGCGCTCATGGGAGAAGGGAAAGGGCGTGGCAACTAAGTAGCACTCCACCTTTGGATGCGTATGTGGATCAAGTGGGCGAGTGTTACCCACGCGAGGAAGGCCAGCCACAAGTCCATCATTTCTTCCTTGCCGCGTCGATTGCTGCGTCAAGTGACTCTAGCGACCAGATGCTTATCCCTGATAGGCCATAGCCACCTTTTGCAACCCAAAACGATTCACGCGAAGTTGGATGCGCTTGTTTTCTCAACCACCGATACCTCTCCGCATCCACACGAAGCTCGGCGCACTCGGCTTCGAGTTCCGCTATCCGCGCATTGGCTTTAGCATAGTCCTCTGCGTCACTACTCATCACACACC